ATTACATCATACCACAAGCGTTTCTGGCCCGGGTTGCAAATTATTACGCAGCTATGCAAGATCCAGTTTATTATGCAGCTACTAAGGGAACTCTCATGCCTGGCTACCGTCGGCGAATGTTTGATGCGGTCAAGGCTGGCCGCCCAGGGGAGGTTCTCAGTGACGCGCGGTCCCATGGGTTCCTTCCTTCCCTCCAGTTACTATGCATACAATCCATGCGCAAGAGTGACCCCCTCTCCTGCCCGTTTTTTATCTTCGAAAATGGTTTTGTCTCGGGCGGTAGTACCCGTGGGCTTGTTGAGGCCGTGTCGAAAATGGCCCGGGCCCACATCTCTACGTCTGAGAGCCCTAGGAGAGTGATATCGGCCTTAGTCAGGTGGCTGAAGAAGAATAGGGCAAAGGTCAAGACCGCCCCTCTCCCTCTAGACTATGCCACTCTTGCAAAGGTTAAGTTGGAATCTTCCATGTCTGCCGGCATACAGCTCTCTCAAGAGCAAATGGAGGACAGGTTTGATGAAATAATCATAGAGTATGTCCAGAATGCCTCCAAAGAGGAAGCGGGGCCAGCCACACGGCTCAGTGCGTTGTCTATAATTGAGCGCATAGCCCGTGCTGTCAAAGAGGACCCCAACCTCGTCTACGACCCCAGGCTTTTTGATCCTATACGGATAGTCCACAAGATGTCCTTGAAGGCTGAGGGCCGAGCCCCGCTCAGTGACGAGTTTAAAACTAGAATCATCTTTGTCGTCACGGCAGTTAAGACCTACTTGGACAGGATAACCTTTGAGCCCGCCATGAAGAGGTCGTATGGTGTTGGTGCGAACGGTATAGGCCACAAATGGCTAAATGGAGGTGCCACCCGATTTGCCAAGACCTATGGAGCTATGGACCCCACGAAGAAGTTCTTCATTAGCCTTGATATTAGTAAGTTCGACCAGTCAGTCCTTGCATCCCTTTTGATGATGTCTATGTTCCTCCCGTGGTTTTTGTATGATAGGTCTGACCCCAATTTTCCAATATTTGAGAAGTTAATTCTCTGGTCGTTGGAGAATTCAGTTGCTAAGGTAGTCAAGTGGTTTGGTGATGAGTGGAGGATTGTCTTTGGGCTTATGTTCTCTGGGGAGTTGCTTACCTCCATAGGGGATAGTTGGTACTTGGAAATTATATTCGATTGCTTCGATATGTACCTTTATTCCATCCTCCCAGAGCACATGCGGGGCTTCTTCAAGAAGTGTTTCAGGAGATTCAAAGACTATGGGGATGACGGAGTCCTCTCCTATGCCCTGGAGGTGTTTAAGTATATAGCTACCGTTAGGGACCCAGTCGTCTTGGCCCACTACCTCCACGTCGTTTGGCACATGGAACTCAAATTGAGCGACACCTATGTTAGTAAAGATGACGATCCCCGCCCTGATATGTCCCTGTCATCCTTCTTCACGCAATTGAACAATGGACATATTGGCCCAGAAATAGTCTATAAGGGTGTGAAGTTTCTAAAGCGGTACATAGTTTACGACGATATCGGCTATGGGATGGAGGCGCTCCCCTGGAGGCCAATTGGTGACTATTACAACAAGGTTTCTTGTATCGCAGGGAACGGGACGTCCCTCCCTCTCCAGCTGATCCGCCTTCGTGCCCTTGCAGTGGACACTTACGGCACAAATGTCCGG